CGCCATCTTGAACTTATACCGCGACGCCGATCCCGTCGATGTCGTCACCATCTCGGCGGCGGATCCCAAGGTGGACCACTACGTTCTGCAACACCTTGTCGATAGCTACGGCGATTCCGCCAATGGTCCGTATTACGCGCGACTTGTCCGAGGGATGTGGGTCAAACGCCGGATAGGGGCGATCTGCGCCAAGGCGGCGAGTGCCGCGAAGGAAGCCGATGCGACGCCCGAAGACATCCTGGCAGCGCTTGAGGCGGGCGTCTTCGGGCTCAGCATGCGGCCCAAGTCGAGCGCCGCACACGTCCGCGAGATCATCCCCGAGGTTCGGGGCCAGATCGATGCCATCATGGCAGGCGGAAACGTCCCAGGGATCAAAACGGGGTTCCGGTCTTTGGATGATTTACTCCGACCATGGGGGCCGGGGGACTACATCATTCTGGCGGCGACCCCGAGCGTTGGAAAAACCACACTGGCTTGCAACCTGGCGATCAACGCCGCACGGAAGCAAGAGATTTCCACCCTGATCCTGAGTCTCGAAATGGACAAGAACTCGGTCACACGAAAGCTGATTCAGATCTGCGGCGGCGTGGACATGCAGGCCCTGGAGCGCGGCAAGCTCAAGGGGGCGGAAGCCGAAATGGCCTTGGCCCGAGGGTATCGCGAACTCACCGATCTGCCCATTGCCATCGACGACCAAGGCGGCTTGACGCCCCTCGAACTCCGCTCCCGCGTTCGCAGCAGCGTTGCCAGCAAGGGCGTTGGCCTGATCATCGTGGACTACCTCCAGCTCATGCAATCGCCGAAGAGCGAAAGCCGAGCCGCCGAGGTCTCCGTTATCTCTCGCGAGGTCAAAGCAGCCGCCAAAGAGGCACGAGTCCCCATTGTCGCCCTGAGCCAGCTTTCCCGAGCCGGAGCCGAGGTCCAACCGCGCCTGAACCACTTGCGCGAATCTGGAAGTCTGGAACAAGACGCCGACGTGGTCATTCTATTATCCCGGACCGATCAGGACGGCATTGTCATGGCCGACGTGGCAAAACAGCGCACTGGGCCCACTGGCGAGGTCAAGCTTGCGTTCGACAAGCCCACGCAGCGCTTCCGGGACGTGTTTCAGTACCGCGAGCCTACGCCGCCCGCCACCTCCTATAAAGAGCCTGAAAACGCCGATTTCGATCAGTACGTCCGCTCCGGCTTTGGGACGAAGGTGGACCCCGTTGAAGAGCTATATCAAGAAGACGACATGCCGTTTTAAACCGATCACAACATGGAAAGTACCACCAATGCCCACTCTAGACCTTGAAATATTTCCCTTTGGGTCCGGCGAACTTCATCTATGCCTGGTGAAAATAATCTACGGCGAACGATCCGGCGAAACCGACTGGGTGATTGCCGTATATGGCTCCGGCGGATGGTATGCGCATTGCCCAAACAGATATTGCCCAGATAGAACGTGCGATGGAGTACCGCTCTCCGAACTCAATATGGAGATCCTCGCTATTCACAAACTTGAGGATTCCGATGTAGTTGCGGCGCTCGGGGAGTTCACTGGGGAAAAAGTATGAGGTCCCGCAATATTAAACCGGGCTTCTTTCGGAATGAGCAACTCGTTGAGTGCTCGATACCGGCACGTCTTCTCTTTATTGGCCTTTGGGGCATGGCAGATAGGTCAGGCCGAATGGAGAATCGCCCGAAGAAAATAAAGATGGAACTACTTCCTGCGGACGATCTGGATGTTTCCGCCCTCCTTAATGAGTTAGCCGCGAATGGCCTACTTTCCTTCTATGGCGAAAATGACCGCCTTATTTGGATCTGCGGCTTTTCAAAGCATCAGAACCCACATAAAGACGAGAAGGCGAGCGTTTTGCCGCCCCATCCTGACGATCTGTCCAGCGACCATGCAGGTGCGGAAGAAGCACCGTGCAAGCACGGTGCAAGTACGGTGCAAGACTCGTGCTTGCATGGTGTAGGTGCGGAAGAAGCACCGTACTTGCATGATGCTAATCCTGCTGATTCCCGATTCCCGATTCCTGATTCCCGATTCCCGACCGATACCGAAACCGAGCCTCGGGAATCGGAATCGGCTCGGAATGCGCAAGCGCCTGTCGGAGAGTCGGGACAACCGCCTTCGAGCCCCGAGGTTCCACCCGAGCGTTCCCGTGCCGCACCATCGAAGGCCCAAAAGCGCGAACAGGGCCTGGATGAACTCATGCGCCTAACCGGCGATCCGCCCCACTACCGCGACTGGTGGAGGGATGTTCTGGAGCTTCTCGATAGCACCCGAGGCGGATCCGTGCTCAAACAAGCTATCAAATCCGTCGAACGTGCCTCTCCGGGCTCGCTGGCTCACCCAGGAAAGGTGATCGGGAAACGGATCGATGCTCACCTCAAGAAACACGGCAAAAGGCTGCCAGCGCCACCCAAGGCCCGGGAGGACTGCGCATGACGCCCCAAGACGCGAGCATCAAGGACCGGTGCGAGAAGCGCCTCGCCGAAGCATTCCGCGCGATCAGGTTTTCCGACGAAATTCTTCGCATCGTCAAGGAAGGCCGCGTCCCTTGGAATATCGCCTTGGCGGGCCTGGAAATGCAGATCGAAGTCTGCGAGACGAAGATCGCCGAGGAATCGCTTGCACGTGACGAGGAACCGACTCCAGTCGAGATAGAGCCAGCGTGGCCACATAGCGCTTGATACACCCGAGTCCCGTAGACGCATAGAGCCTCCCACGTCGGGAGGCTCGTTTCATTGCGTTCATGGTCGTTTTTTCTCTTGACGCCCAGCGGTACAGATCCCGACCCTGTGACCATGTGAGTATCGCCGGAAGAGAAACAGCAGCACTGGAGAAAGCAATGATCGATTTAACCAAAGAGACGGCCATCAGCCTCCGAGAGGCGGTGGAAGCGCTACCTGCCATCGAAGGGAAGCGCCCGTGCCCCTCGACGATCTTCCGATGGGCAAAGGTCGGAATCAAGGGCCAAAAGCTTGAACACCTCTACGTCGGTCGGCGCTTCTGCACCTCACGAGAGGCAATCACCCGCTTTCTCCAAGCCGTTTCCGAGGCCCCGAGCCTTCCTCGACCTCCCCGCGAAGAGGCCGCGTGATGTCGGACGATACCGGCATTCCGACACAGGCAGAGGCAAAGGCGAAACTCGAAGAGCTCTATGCGCAGCGCCTGCACGGCGGTATTGTCGCCGATCGCTGGCAGGAGTGGATTCTCTCCCGGTTGCCCGATCCCCCTGATCCACTCCCCGCGATGGAGACCTTCGCGCAGATCCTCCAGAACGAATTGAACCGGGGAACGAGCGTCGTTGACGCGTTCAGCTTCGTATTCACCCAGATGGGGCCGTGGTTGCGCGAGAGGCCCGCAGCACCAGCGAAAACAGAAACCGAAGAGATCGTCGCCACGCTCTGCGACCATCTGCGCGTCTCTCGTGGCGACCTGTTGAATCACGTTTTGGGGATGGGCGTTCTGCTCGAAGCAGGGCCAGCCGCCCGCGAGCTGTCCAATGCCGGATAAGCCCAAGCGACACACGCCAGTGAAGGTAGCCACGGCCACCTACCGCCCACCTGGACTCAAGCGCGAGTCCGCGGCCAGTCGTGGCTACGACCGGCGGTGGCAAAAGGTGCGCCTAGCTCACCTCATGGCGAACCCCGTGTGTGTCACGCCCGGCTGCGGGAAGGCCGCCATCGATGTTGATCACATCGTACCTCACCAAGACGGGGGCGGACGGCTGGACCGGAACAACCTGCAAAGCATGTGCCATGCGTGCCACTCGAAGAAGACTCCCAAGGACGTAAGGCGAAGGAAAGGGAAAGCATGAACGAAGAACTCTGGTGGCTACCCTTCGCGGTGGGGCTCATGTGCTACCTGCTGGCGTCTGGCACGGGCAGACCGAGGCCACGACGATGACAACATTTGATGAACCCGAGCGCCTCACAGCGCGAGATATCGCCCGGATCTTCGAAGTACCAGAGGCCTTACTCGGCGGTATGACGGACAGCGCAAAGATCGAGCCCTGCAAGAGTATGGGTGAATGCCTTTGGGCTGCGATGAATCCAACTTGGGCGCACCTGTGGAACGAGCTAACGCCAACAACCCAAGACACCTACTCCCGAGGTGCGCTGGCCGTCGCGGCTTCGCTCCTATTGCGCACCACGGCGCGCCATGGTGCCAGGGGGGAGGGGGGTCAAATCTCCACAGGTGCCTCTTGGTAGACCGCCCGTTCCCATGGCGGAGAGCTTTTCACAGGTTACAAAACTTTTAGGGGGTCGCCGGGCAGGCCGACACCAAGAAGGGAATACAAAATGCCGGGACCACGGAAGAAACCGACCAGCGAGCTCCACAGTTGGCGCGCGCAGTTGGACGAACGTAAGAATGAAATCCAAGTCGAGAAGCCGCGCCGTCCTCCGGCATGCCCGAAGTGGTTGACGGGAAAGGCGAAGGACTACTGGCGCGACCTGAGCAAGGGCCAGCACTCCGCTGGCCTTCTGACCGCGATAGACGTGCTGGCCTTCGGGGCAATCTGCACGCTGGCCGCCGACGCCGATGCGTACGCCGAAGAGGTGGGAGAGAACTTCCTCGTGACGTGGGTCTGCGGCGACAGCACGAGCGAGCGCCTGAACCCTTTGCTCAAGCATCGGCTCGAAACGATCAAGGTGATGGCAAAGATTTGCAATGACATGGCCATGACGCCGACTGCCCGCATAGGTTTGCCCCAGCCCGAGACGCCCGAGAAGAAAAAGGGCGAAGTGATCAACGGCAAGAACCGATTCCCGAAGGGCTGAGTTGACCGACCTGTTGGAGATCATCCGGGAAGTTCCGGGCGGCTACGATCCGTATCGGGACGCTGGAACCGAGTATGTATTCTGCGAGGCGCGGGCCCTGGACGCGCTTGAATTTGTTGTGGATTACATCGTCCACATCGAGGGAGAAGGGGGACTGGAGGGAAGCCCATACCTCCTGGAGCCCCATGAGGTCTGCATTATTGCCAATCTCTTCGGATGGATAGACCCGGTGACTGGCTTTCGGCGCTACAAGGAACTTTTCTATTACGTTCCGAGAAAGAACAGTAAGACCACACTGGCCGTCATTATTGCGGCGATAGTGTTGTTCACTGAACTGGCTTGGAAGATGCAGATGTTCAGTTGCGGCGCCGACCTCGATCAGGCGGCGGTGGCCTACGACATTCTATGCGCACAGATAGAAGCGAGCCCCGAGCTATCGAAGCGGGTCCGCATCTATGGCAACCGTCAAGGCATCGTGCTCCTGGCGGACGGCAGTAAGTTCAAGCCACTCTCTTCCAAGGCGAAGAGTAAGCATGGCAAGAATGCCCACCTGGTTATTTATGACGAAATTCACGCGTACCCCAATGGTGAATTGATAGAGGCGATCAGTACCTCCATGGCGACGCGTCGTCAGGGTCTGGAGATTTACACCACGACGGCAGATCACGAGGGTGAGTCCGTCTGCAATGAGAAGTACTCAGAAGCCTGTCTTGTCCGGGACGGCATCAACCCCGATCCCTGCCTGCTTCCCTTCATCTACGAGGTGCCGCCCGAGGTCATCAAGAACGATCCCGACTACTGGACCAAGGAAGAATGGTGGCGGCACTGCAATCCGCTCTATGGTAAAAGCGTTCAGGCGCATTACTTTCGGCGGCTGGTGGATAAAGCGAAGCGCAATCCGCACCTGAAAAACAGCTTTCTCCGGCTGCATTTGAACGTCCGGAACAGCTCAACCGAGCGCATGATCGACGCCGAGAAGTGGGCGCTCAATGATGGGGACTACCACCGCGACGAATTCAAGGGCATGACGGCAGACGGTGCCGCCATTGACTTGGGTATGACCTCGGACATGTGCTCGCTGTGCCTGCTCTACGGCAACAGTGCCGAGGGCTTTAAAGCAATTTGGTGGCACTGGATTCCCCGTAAGGCGGCGCTCGACTACCAGGAGACCAAGCAGATCCCCTACGAATTGTGGGCGGAAGGTGGATGGGTGAAGATCACCGAAGGCGACGAGATCGACTACGACCTGATCCGCGACGACTTGGTCGCCATCAATCAAGAGTGGCCTATCGCCGAGCTTGCCGTTGACCGGCTGTTTCAGGGCGCGCAGTTGTGCCAGCAGCTCGCGAAATTGAAGTGGAAGATCGTCGAGTTCGGTCAAGGTTACTACAGCATGGCGGCACCCACGGCGACCTTCCTGGGCTTCATCAACCAGGGCAAGTGGGGCCACGGCAACAGTCCGATCATGAAGTTCCAAGCGCAGAACGCAGTGGCCGAGCGCAACGTGAACGAAGACATCAAGCCCAGTAAGAAGAAAAGCGCCAGCAAGATCGACGGCATCGTGACCGGCATCATGGCTACGGGTATGGCCGTTCGTGAAGTGGTCGAAGAGGGGCACGCCTATCAGAACCGGGGCATGCTGAAACTCGAAGCACCGAACGCAAGGCGCGGTGTTCCGAAGGTCCGCGACAACGACGATCTGCAAGTGTTCCGAATCACGCGCAAGGAACTGAACGAAATCGAAGCAGCCGACCACTGGGATAGCGCGTTGCGCGCTGTCTTCCGGCGGTACGGATTTGATGTAGAAGACCATCGGCCTAACCCGTGTGACGCCTGTGAGTTCACGGCTTGGCCGCTGGTGGAAGGATGAATCAATGAACTGTCCGAAATGCGAGAGCCCGCGAACCATGGTGGACGGCACGCGACACATTCAGCCCGACGACGGACCGCAACAAACCATCCGCTTGCGCCGTTGCCTGCGGTGCCGGTTCCGCTTTCGGACGGTAGAGGAATGGATCCCCGGCCAGATGCCATGGAGAGAAGGGCGGCGAGGTGGCGAAAAATAGTTGGCCCATATCTGGGCCAATCGAAAAACCCGTGATAACTTTGACCCTATGGCATGAGGCCATGGGGTTTTTCGTTTGTTTGGACTGTCCAACATATTCAGCGCTGGCCGCAAGGCGCGGGAGATTACCACCTCCCGCGACCTGCTGAAGCACATGAATCAGGCGAACAGCTTCGCTGGGGTGTCGGTGACACCGTTGCGCGCGATGCAACAGGCGACCGTGTTCTCTAGCGAGAAGGTCCGGGCCGAGACGTTTGCCCAGTGCAGCCCAGTGATCTACGAGCGGCTTGCTGATGGCGGAAAGCGCCGGGCGGACAATCACTGGATGGCGAAGCTACTTCGCGAGCGTCCGGGCGAGGGCTACACTCCCTTCGAGTTTTTCGAGAAAGTGTCCATGGATCTGGACCTTCGCGGCGACCACTTCAGCTACATGATCCGGGCGGGCGATGAAGTCAAAGAATTCATTCCCCTCATGCCCGACCAAGTGGAACGCAAGCGCAACCCCGATACCCGGAAGATGGAATACCGCGTCCAAGGCCTTGAGGTAAAGGGCAAAGACGTTTTCGGAAGCAAAGAAATCCTGCACGTCCGTGACCTGAGCATTGATGGCGTGAACGGACTTTCGAAGATCTCCCAGTGTCGTCACAGCATCGGCCTTACCATGGCCTGTGAGCGCCACGGGGCTACCGTCTTCAAGAACGGCGCGGCCCCCAGCGGCATCATGGAGTTTCCCAACGAGCTCACGGACCCACAGCACAAGCGCCTTCAAAAAGATCTGGACGAAAACTGGAACGGCCTCAAAGCCAACCGGACCATGATCCTCGAAAGCGGCGGCAAGTTCTCCGTGGTGTCCGTGGCGAACAAAGACGCCCAGTATCTGGAGACCCGCCAGTTTCAGCGGTCCGAGATCTGCGGTATCTTCCGGGTTCCGCCGCACATGATCGGCGACCAGAGCCGGAGCACCTTCAACAACATCGAGCATCTATCCCTGGACTTCATCAAGTTCGGCACGGTGCCCGAGTTGCGCCGATTCGAAAGCGCGGTGAATTGCGGGATCCTCTACGGCACCCCGTTCTATCTGGAGTTTCTCGTTGACTCCCTGGTGCGCGGCGACCTCAAGAGCCGGATGGAATCCTACGGCAAGGCGATTCAGACGGGAATCATGACGCCCAACGAAGTCCGCGCCAAGGAAAACCTTGAGGCCGACGACTACGGCAACGACTTGCTCATGATGGCGAACGTGGTTCCGCTGCGCCTCGCTGGCCAGACACCAGCGCCCCCGACCATAGAGCAGGCGGTTGTTGTGGAAGACGAAGCCCCGCCCGAAGAGCCGAGCGACGAACTGAACCCCGAGGGCGAACGCGATGCCGTTTAAGTATTTCAGCTTCAAGGTGGATGCCGACAGCGTGACCGAGGCTGGTGAATTCTCCGGCTATGCGAGCACCTTCGGGAATAAGGACCAGGGCGGCGACATCGTCATGCCTGGTGCCTTCGACGCGTGGCTGTCCGTGTGGAATGAGTCCGGCGATCCCCTGCCCCTGCTGTGGCAACACGACGGACGCGATCCCCGTGGCGTGCTACACACCCTGACCCCAGACGCGAAGGGCCTGTTCACCAAGGGGCAGGTGAACATGAACACTGAGGCAGGCCGAGACGCGCGGGAGTACTTGATCCAGAAGGCCGTGACCGGTTTCAGCATCGGGTATGACATCTACCCCGGCGGCATCCAATACGACCCAAAGCAGGATGCCTACCTGTTGACCAACATCGAACTTTGGGAGGTCTCTCTCGCCACGTTCCCCATGAACAGGAGCGCACGCATAGAGACCGTAAAAAGTGTATTAACGCGGGGCGGCGAACCGACCTTGCGAGATATCGAGCGGGCCTTGCGCGAAATAGGCTACAGCGGGAAGCAGGCGAAAGTGATCGCCAAGACGGCCAGCGAGACGCTGGGTGTCCCCGATGATACCCACCGAGACGGTGACCTCGACGAGTCCGAAGCAACAACCATCAAAGAGCGGCTCGACGCCCTCATGTATACGAAAGGATCCCCGAATGTCTAAAGACATCCTGGACAAGATCGACGAACTCGGCACCACGTGGAACCAGTTCAAGAAGGAAATCGAGACTCGCCAGACGGAACTCGAAAAGAAGGGCCACGCCGACCCCGTCTTGATCGAAAAGATCGAGAAGATGAGCACGGCCATGGCCGAAATGGACGCGCAGAAGACCGAACTTGAAACCCAGCAGAAGCTGGTCGAAAAGCTCAAGGCCCGCACCGACGAACTGGAACAGCGCCTCAACACGCCGACCAGCACGGGCGGCAAGGGCGACGGCCACAAGACCGTCACGCCCGAAGAGGTCCGGAAGAAGCAGCTTGAGTACATCCGCACCGGCAAGCGCGGTGCTTGCGAGTACGTCAACGAGCAGCTTGCCGAGCACGCGAAGAGCCTTAACCTGACGGTGAGCGAAGAAGGCGGGGTGTTCTACTCCGTGACCCACGACACCGACATTCAGCCCCTGGTGCAGGAAATCTGCCCCATGCGCCAGATCGCCACGGTTGTCAACATCAGCACTTCCGAGTACTCTGGCATGGCCGAGACCGGCGAGCTCGAATGCGGCTGGGTCGGTGAACAGGAAGACCGCGAGGACACGGACGGCCCGACCTTCGCCGAACTCACGATTCCCGTGCACGAAGTCTACGCCCAGCCGATGGCCACCACGAAGATGCTCGAAGATTCCGAGTACGACATCGAGGGCCAGCTCAACATGCTCTTTGCCCGCGGCTTCGCGAAGAAAGAGAATCAGGGCTTCATCACCGGTAACGGCAAGAAGCAGCCCCGTGGCCTGCTCACCTATCCCACCAGCCTGACCCCCTCGGGCCGCCAGATCCTGCACGTGGTGACCGGTGCTTCCGGTGCCTGGGCGACGACCGATCCCCACCTTGTGCTGCTCGGCCTTCCCGAGAAGCTCAAGGCCGAATACCGCGCCAACAGCCGGTGGCTTATGAGCCGCGCGCGCCTGGCCGAAGTAATGGCCTTCGTGGACGGCAACAAGCTCCCCATCTGGCAGCCAAGCTTCCAGTTGGGCACACCCTCCAACCTGGT